TGGCTTACCTGGGAAGGTCCAGAAATATCCAGTTGAAGTGAGAGTACAGTCATCGACATCATGCCAAAAGTAATGTTCGACTCGAAGTTGTTTGAGAACTTTAAGTGCCTCTAAATTTTTTGCATGACACCAAAGTCCCTTTTGTAGAAGAAACTCTTGATCCACTAAATGTTCTGGGCTATAATGACCTAAAAAGAATTGTCCGTTTAACGACCAAACATCAATCTCTATGTTGAACCAAGGTAGAACGTCTTTGACTAATGCCGGGTCGTTTTCGTAATTTGAAGGTCCTGATACATTGCCCCTGTGAGCAATAAGAATCATATTAGTAGATGAATGGATCCGATGGGCGGCGCTTCTTTTTCTTAGTGAACAAACCGCGAATCTTTTCTAGAAGCTTTTTAAACATGATGTTTCCTTATTGTTGTGGGCTGAAAAAAGCCTGTGACTGTCTATGTATTTTAGCAAAATTGTCAAACGGGTCAAGACCGAGACTTTGGTATCTAACGATGATTTCGGTGAACCCATGTTCAGTGATAGGGATCCCTTTGATAATGCAGAACTCGTATAACCAAGACTCTGGGAGTAATCTCTTGGGGTCCATTAAGTTCTCTTCCATATAATGCACATTGTATTGATAAAGCAGAGAAAGCTTTTTCATTACTTCGTACGAACTATAAAAAAATCGATCTAGGATAATGGAACCCGCCATGTCATGATTAAAATTGCAGCGCGTCATATACAACGCGCTTTTGTCCATGTGATTAATATTCAATTTGGATTTAGGATTCCAAATCAAATCAGGGCGGATCTTTACTACAACTTCGTATTGAGTGCCAGTTTCTTTGATGTACTCTTCTAATAATTCAAATGCGCGGAAATACGAATAAAACTGGGACTGTGAAATAGCAAGACAAAACATGTGATCTTTTTTAGGCTCGATCACGAATTTCTTAGGCGCATAAACTTCTTTCACATGATCAACTGTTTCTTGAGGGACTGGTTCTATGACATGGCTGCATCTTTCAACCTTTTCAGAACTGTGCATCATCACGGTATTTGTTTTCCAAGTATGAATGAAAAAGTCAGCATCATAATCACTAAAGAAGTGCAAAATTTTCTTGTAGCAAACTTTATAAGTCGCTCGCATTTCAGTAGTGATCAAGACAGCAATCTTCTTTTTCATTTTACTTTTCCCTTAGCGATCAAATAATCAGTGATCATCTCTGCATACTTTTCATGAGCTTCTTCCAACGGATGAAGATTAGTACCGCATTTGCAATGGAACTTATACGAATTCAAAAAGTGGAAAGACGACAGATACAGAGTCATCACTAAATCGATGGTGTCTTCCTTGTGCCTTTCTTCTATGTGAGGCAAGAACCATTTATCGCCATTCAGATATTCTAGAAGCTCTGTGTAAAGCCTCAAGTCATAATAGTTGAAGAGTTCATTTCTGACTCCATCACCATATTCGTGCTGCAAATCTTGAAGCAAGCCGTACGTGAACATGTAGTCTACGCCTCTAGATTCTAGATAGTGCTTAAGGCTTAAAACTTCTAAATGATGATTTGTAATCATCTCATAAATTATTTCGGCTTTTTCTTCTTGGCCTCTAATAATGATTTGATCGCGTTTGCTAAGAGTAATATCCTTAGGCAAGAATCTGAGCACGAATTGACGAAAATCCGTATGGTCCATGCGTACTTCAAATCTCGACATGTCAGTAAAGCCTATAAAGACAAAAATGTCCTTTGGATCCATTCCGGCTTTTAAATGAGCTTCGACCCTCTCCATAGTCAATCGAGCAATTCGCCTATTTGACGAACCACCATAGCCAAGGTTTTCTAGGTCATAGCCAATCTTTGAAGCTACTAATGCGGGCCAGCAATGTGTTGTCAAATGGTCCCAATGCTCTTGACTCATCAAATGCTTAAGGCGGATCCCGGTGTTTGGGTCGTTTTTCTTTTCATCATAGCCAAATTGGGCATTGCCCAATTCAGCTCCTTCTGTCAAAGAACAACCGTTAGTCAATAACAGTTTTTTCATGAGCAGACGTTCGAATCCTTTTCATAATTATGTGCGTATTCAACAGTTGCCATCTTGATCGGAATGGTTTTCTGGATCGTCACTGTGTTCCACCAAGCTTCTAGCATCGGGAAGTCTTTGAGAATACTTTTTCCTAGACGTTCATCATATTGCGAGTAAAACGATTTGAAATCTTTCTGACGTCGATCCAAATCAGAAATGCTACCGCCACCATAGCTCGAAATTGTTGTAGCATGCTTCGAATCATCTTCACGCAGATATTTAACAATTCGTGTGATGCCATCATATTCAGTTTGGTGAAGAATCCATCCGTTGCCTTTGAAATTTGTAGAACGCAGCCAGTTTTCAATATGGTTCGCACGTTCATGCCGAATTGCAACAGGCAAAGTCACCATACTTTGGAAGCTAGGGAAGCGAAGGATGTTGAAAGACATAGCACACGAATACGGTTTGTTGTACTTCTTACGAAGGGTCAACATCTGCTCGATAAACTCGGTCATCGAGAACAAACACAAAGCATTGATTGTCATCATGATGTGGAGGTTGTTAACCGATTCTTGTTGAAGAACAAGTTCAACATTAGACAGCCAGTTATCCCACTCCAAGCCATCACGGATGTATTCGGCATGAGGGCCTACCGACTCACACGATGTATAGATTTCGAACTCTTTGAACTTAGATGACAAGCCACATAGACGCTGAATCAGTTTTGGGTTAGAACTCAAGTTCGAGTTAACGGCAAAACGAACATCGCATTTAGTCTCACTGAGGCTATCGGCAAAAGCCCAGAATCCAGGGCTCATAGTTGCTTCACCACCAGTAACACGGAGTTCGTTTAGGGAGTGTTGCAGGTCAGCATTCCACCATTTGATAAAGGCATCAACGTACGGATTGTTTTCGTTCTTGATGCCATAAGGAGTTGCAAACGAACCATCATGCTGATATGCGCCGGCTCCATCACTCACCAAGTTTTGGTATGGGCCATTCTTTCGAATGTCAGCTGCGTAAGTTGACGAAAACTGTGGACTGCAATAAGAGCAAGCTAGATTGCATAGAGAATCGAAAGCAATCTCAAGAGTCTTCAAATCTACGTCTTGATCAGCTCCACCTTCTTTTGCTTGTAGATGGTCTTCATCAGTATAGATGATGCTCTTGTAAACTCTATCAGACACTAGATCTGTGCTAATGTCTTCCACCTTCCAGCAATATTCGCATTCTTTTGGACGTACGCCGTCTAACATTTGCTGGCGTACCTTCTTTTTGTATTCGGTGTTGTGAAGAGCTTTATAGCTTCGTTGAAGCTCTTCCAATGGGATGTGGTGAGCTTGTGGGTGGTGGCAAGATGCTGTCATGCCACTTCCAAGCCAAACAGTTGCATTGTACCATTTGGCTCCGCAATATGAAGGGCTGATTGCATTGACTACACGATCCCGGTATTGCTGGTGTGTTTCATTAAACAATTTCCCCATATTAGACTCCTAGGATTTCTTTTTCAAGACGGATTGCATATTCCATCTCGCGATGTTCATAAACGCTTTTGAAAAACTTACTTTGTTCTTCATCGTACATGCATAGGTTCAGTCCCATGTGTCCGTTAATTGCGGCGCCAAGTTCTTCAATACGAGCGATAAGCAAATCTTTAGTTGGATACTTTGCCAACTCTATGTTGCCATATTCTTTGAACCAATCATAGTCACTGATTTGTGCGATGTCAAAGTCGGTTGCAATATTGGTCATGTAGATACCAAGACGTGCACCAAAGATAGCTTCCAATCCGTTTTCAGTGTCGGCACCTACACAGCACCAAACCATGAGACGTTTGAAGTTTGAGTCATGGACTAAGTTCTTCATCTTCACCGGATCTACTTTAGCCCCGACATCAAGAGTCATCTTACACCCTTCACGAAACCCAGCACGGAATGCTTGGAATGCTGATCCGTTCGGATAAGTTGTTGACCAAATAGAGTTCAGTTGAAGGTATGTGTTGTCCCAACAGAAGTCAACTTTGTACTCGTCACCCTCGGCGGCTTCATGGGTACGCATGTTGAGGATCCACTCACGTGGCCAGAGTTTAACACCGCCATTGCCATAGACTAGACCATTGATGACATTACGTGCGTTCCAACTGAGAGCACACTTTTCATATTTCTCAGGAATATCGATGACCATATCGAAGAACTTCTCATCGATGATATTGTCACCGTCAATCGTGATGACGCGATCAGTTTCACTTAGGCGAGCAGCCTCTTTGTGCGCGGCGTCAAAGCCTTTCACGCCGTGGACGCGTTTAGCCCAAGGGGCTTTTTGGAGAAGATTGGCCCAGTTCTCTTCGCACTTTGGTTCGTCGTAGCTGATGTAAACGACATCAAATTCACTCATTTGCTGTTTCATAGAATCTCTAATCCGTAGCTGTCAAATACCTTGCGGGTAAAAATACTTGTTTGCGATGGGTCATGTTTAAATGGAACCACACTCTTGCCCGTGTTGATGAGCTTGATCATGTCTACTTCAATCGTCTCGATCAATAGATTTGGATCGTTCTTAGCAGAAACATAGAATTGCGCTCTTTGTTTTTCTTTGGAAAGCGACACATACAAACTCAATCCGTATTGACGGCGTTCATTTCGTAGTGTGATCGTTAGCTCTTTCATATCCCTATTTACACTTAGCAAAATGTCTGGGTTTTCAACACCTTCTTCCAAAATGGCCGGAGTGTAATAGAAAGGAACAAACACTTGGTTCGACTTTTCCTTCTTGACAAAGTGGACTTTCACTCCATCATGGAACACTACATAGTCATTGATTAAGTGAGGACCTTCAACGAAAGAAATGCCAAGATCCCGATCAATAGGAAGCACATAAAGAGATTCTTCTTCCTCTAGTGTTGGAGAGACGCGACAAACTTGTAATGTCTCTTTATCAACCGACAACCACCAATTATTATTTAGGCTCATCTTTAAAATACATCTCTTTAAAATTTGCAGAGTTTAATCTATTTTGAATTGTAGATTTTGGAACTCCAGTTAGCTCACTGGCTATTTTTAGACATTCATACTCCACTCCATCTACAATAACAGGACGGCGCCGCGGATTAGGTTTTCCTCGTTTAGCATCACCAATTCTTTTCTTGTGCCATTCTTGGATAGTTTTCCCTTTGTGGGTGTCTGATATTTTCTTTCTCTTCTCATCAGTCATCGAAGCCTTATGACTCTCTGATAATTTCTTTTTTGTTTCTTCAGACAGTCTTTTGCCAGTATTAGCCTTGCTAATTTTTTCCTTAGCTTCTTCACTAAGGCTAATACCTTTCCTATTCTTAGACATCAGTTCTTTTGATTTAGCAGAATGTTTTTTGCCAAACATGTGGTGTTTACTGCCTGATAAAACTCCAGAAACATTCCCACCATAAACCAAATTCATACACATAGGATCAGAAAGAAGAGCTGCATTTACAACCTCGGCTTCTTTAGCAATCAACATTTCACGAGAGTCTAAATACTCAAGAATCTCTCTTATGTGATTTTCTTTGCCGTGCTTTTTTAAAGAAGCTTTGATCACTTTACCAGAACCAAAATACCCATCATCCAATTTTTTAGTAGAATGGATACCAATATAGTACTTACCAGAAGCTAAACATGTAGTTTTGTACAGTATGTGAAACATAGAATCCTCACTCAGATACTCCTATTTATAGGATTAGTCTGAGTGAGTCCGCATTTAGATACCTAATCTTTTTTCCATTGTTGTGATCATGTCATCGGTCAAGAAGTCTTTCAGATGATAGTGAACAGGATAGGTTTGCAAATAGTTGCCGATCTTTAGATCACAATCCTTATTGAAGTACACTTGCACAACTTCATTCCATTCTTCAGGAATCGCATAGCCGGTTTCCTGGCTGTTCCAGTTTTGTAGCTCTGTTTTCATGTGAACAAAGCTCGGTACACCTGCGATAGGTGCTTTGTTAAGCGCAGGGATGTCTAAGATCTTAGCAGCCAATCCAAACACGACGTCAGTGCTGACAAATGAAGGGCGATGCTCAGCTTCAAAAAATTCGAAGAAGAAACGTTGCCAGTTGTTGTAGACCATTTCAGCCAATTTGAACAGTTCAAAACTTTCTTCTGACTTATCAAAATAGAAGAACGCAGTGTACACGTTAGGCAAATTGTTCTGTGTAAACACCTTGCGGCAGTAATCTGAAGTCACCTTCTCATTGCGATATGTCTTAGCCTCTGTGGCAAACACTACTGGGCTTTGTTCTAAGACCGACCACCAATTAGAAATGTCAGAAGGAAATAGCATGTCAGCATCAAGCTTGATTGTCTGGTCATATGGCGACATGTAAATCGCTTTCCACTCGTTCTCGAGTTTCCAGCTTGAGTCTTTTGCGGCATCGCCCCAAGGAATGTCAACGACTTGATCGAAGACTTCTCGATACTTATCCGGAATGATTTGGCCTAGAGTGATGCCGATCGATAGGTTCGAATGCTCTTTCTGAGAGAGCTTTAGGGATAGCGCCAAGGCATAGGCAAAACGTACGTAGGCATCCCCTTGGGCGATAGTGAAGAAACCTTTAGTCATTTGTGAATCTCAATCAGGCGGTCCAGGAATTCAGCCATCGACAATTTGTTCATCACATGGACATTGTGTCCCTTGACTTTTGTCATGTAGAAGGCGTGTTCGTGGTTTTGGTTCTTTGGGTTTAAGTCGTTGTACAAGAATGTAATGCTGCCATCTGCCACATCATAGATCACATCGCGGTCTGTGCTAGTAAGCAAGGTCGGAACTGGTAAACGTTTGAATTCGTCATTCTCTAAGAAGCCGTTGAGGATGTGAATTGCAATGCTAAACGCAAAATCATTACGGAACAAGTAACCACCAAAACCATAGAGCAGTTTGAAGTATTCCCAGTTCTCACGAATGTAGGATACGAGTTCAAAGATCTGCCGAGCTCTTTCAGTCTTCTTGAAGTAGACTACTGTGGCCCAGAGCATTTTGATGCCGGTTTGATTGAGCCTATATTCTTCGCCTAGGAGCGGACGATGATCAAGACCAATCGCTGTATCGTTGATCAGGAAATCTTCTTCACTTCCCCAAACGGCATTCAGAGAATCATCTTGAATCAAATAGTCTACGTCGATGATCAGAGTTTCATCATACGGTGTAGCAGTGTACGCTGAGTATCGGTTCTCATTGATGAACTTATCAGCGACTTGGTAATACTGAGTGTTTTTGAAATTGCGAATGTTCGATTCGCCGATGGTTTCATCATCATCCACTAAAATCTTGTCAAATACAGATTCTAGTTCGTCGATAATGTTACCATTCCGCTCCAGGCTGAATTTTGAAGTAACTACTGAAATAGGGATGTTGCCCATGTGTCTGCGAATCATATACGCATTCACAAGAGCCATTTTCAAATAGTTGATGCTCTTATTGTTGAGAGCAAAGAACAAAATACCCTTAGTCATATTACCACTCCATCATTGGAGCGATCTTACGGGACGTTTGGATCTTTTTGTACTCGATTAGGTAATCATTCGTTGCTTCGCTGTATTTGTCAACAATAGCTTCCAAGAATTCTGGAAGATTACCAATTTCAATTGGGTTTCCATTGGTGTCAATCAAGATTGCTTGTTCTTGATTGAAAGCGATAAGGGTCAGAACGAATGAGATAAGGGTTTGAGACACTTCGAAAGTGCCACCATTCTTCGCATAGATCAAAGCTTGTTTGAGCTTTAACTTTGCATTCTCTTTTTGGTTATAGAGAGTGACGCGGTATTTGGAAAAATCTAAAGCCTTTTGAAGACGTTCGTCTTCAGCCTTCTGAACAGTGTCAGACATGCTTGCACCTTTTATTATTGGTCATTTGCTTATGTATTATACCGCAAAAGCTACATTAATGTAGCTTTTGCGAATTTCGGAACAGAGATATTTATTACATGGTACCGGCTGAAGAAACCGCTGGGTAAGAAATAGTTGGGTTGCTCATGTACAACGATGAAGCCCGGACCAATGTCGTCTTCGAAGTCAAAGTACCACCAACACCGCCATACAACGTGCCTGGGTTAGTGAATTGGATCTGGAAGCGAATTGTCTTACTATCATCCAACTTAGCTTGGATAGCATACGAAGTAGTACCAGATGTTGCTTGGTAAATTGTCTGATATGAGCTGTTCAGGTTATAGAAACCGGTTGAGTTAGTACCAGCACCACCAGTTGCACCAGTTGCGCTCCAAGAGATAGTTGCCAACGATGCCAAGAAGGCTGCGTAAGTCAAGTCACGGTTAGTTAGACCACCAGTCAATTGAGCATTGAATTGAGTCTTACCGCCAGCATTGAAGTATGCATTCATTGCTGCTTGGCTTGCAAAGCTTTCTACAACTTCATGAGTGATAGTACCAGACCAAACAGTAGTACGAGTCTTAGTGCCACCGGCTGGAACGGTTGATTCTAAAGAACCTGCAGCAGGCAAGAAACGTGTAGTGCCGGCCATAAAACCAACGATAGTGTTCAATGTAGTTTGATACTCACTTAGCAAAGTCACGATGCCAACTGGAATCGAATTGCCAGATTCATAGATGAAACCATTTTGGCTAATGCCAACTGTACTCAAACCTAGGAAGTTAGCAAGCTTGGTGATAGTCTGCAGCAATGACAACCACTTGGCATTGTTGAGCGTAGCAGTAGTTTCGGTCGGAATAGTGGTTTGTCCGTAACCAAATGCCGTAGCCAATGTAGTACCTGTTGCTGCACCAAGAAGCTGGTTGAGCTGAGCAACCATAGCGTTGTATTCGGTAACATATGCGACCTTAACGCTGTCACCACCTGGATAGACTTGCTTCCATGCAGTGCCATCCCATAGTGATAGGACGCCTGTAGATGGGTTGTACCATTGCGCGCCAATTTGTGGGTTTACTGGCTGAGTATTGCTAGAAGCAACGCCACCCGACGATTGTTGCCAAACCAGATTTCCGCTAGTGTCTAGCGAAAGAACCTTAAGGGTTTTGTTTACAGAGTCATACCAAAGTTGGCCTTCAACCATGTTGGCTGGAGGAGTAGGACCTGCAAAATTCTCAAGCAACCATAGAAGGTTTTCTTGAAGATCGCGACCCCAGTTTGAACTACCACGTCCAGTAAGAGTCAGCGAAGTGTGTGTGATGTCTTTCGTACCAGCGGCCACAACAAACGTAGGTTTGCTTGCGTTGCTCCACGAAAAGGTGTAGTCATTAGTGCTCATTTAATCTCCTACGTGCCGGCTCACGAAAAATTCCTCCCAAACGATCCGGTCCGAAGCTTGGGAGGAAGAGACTCTATTTGTTAGAGGGTACCACCGATAGCAGTACCAAGGCCTAGTTGTTCTAGTTCTTGGCGCGCGTGGTCGAAACGGATAGACAATGTGAGTGTAACTGCTTCTGATGCTCCATAATCCAAATCGCCGTAGTCTGCTGAAGCGATGTAGCAACCTTCGAGCAGCCAACGTTCTGTGACTTGTTCGTTACCATCTAGCAAATCAAGCTTGATACCAAACTTGTATGCCGAAGCGGATGAAGCGGCGTTTAGCCATGGACCATCGGCACCAATCAACTTTTGCTGAGTTTCGAGTTGGTTTTGGACGATGCGCAAAGCTTTACCATTCACATCATTCTGAATAGTCAAGCTCATTGCTTCCCATGTATGCTTACCAGCAACATAGGCTGAAGAGTTATAGCGGTCAAGCTTAACTTCTTCAAACGACAGGTTTGGAAGGGTGACAGTAATGGCTTGCATTGATAGGTCTGAACTATTACCGTTCTGACCCGCACCGATGTTTTGAAAAGTTACACGCCAT